GATCCTTCTATAAAAGTTACAATGTAAGGTATTTTAATTCCTGAGGGCTCACCAGTCTCTTGATCAGAATCTTCAAAACCTTCTAAATCTAAATCAACGTGACATTCTAATAATGTAAATACATCTTCATCTTTTGTTCTTGAAACTCCTTCAAGTTCTCTTTCTTTTTTTTCAACTTCAGTTTCTTTATCTTGAGGTTTTCCAATATCTACATCTCTATAGAAACCTGCAACTTGTTGTTTTCTTAAATCATTTTCTGAAATTTTTACACGATGAATAATTGCTTCCGCATCATCTAATGAGGTAGCTGTGTACGGAACAATTAAATCATCTGCCGGAACAAATTTTGATACCGCTCTTTGTTCCATTTCATCATAATATATTTTTTTAAAAGCAGAACCTGCAAGAGGTAAATTAAATAACATTTGATCAAACTCTGGCTCATACTCTTTCATCTTTTCCATTATTTGATAATTCATAAAATCTTTAACACGAGTTGCTTGTTGTGTTTTTTCAGGAGTAGGCATTCCTAAAACTTGAGCTCTAACTGGACCATTTGCCGGAAGTAATTCTTTATAAGCTAATGCTTGAAACTGAGTAACTGCTTCTGCAAGAACTGGATGAGTTGCACCAGAAGCACCTGAAAAAGGTTCTGTTCTTTGATCAAATTTAAAACCTAATAAATCTAAACCGTTAGTATAAGTTTTTTCCCATTCTTTTCTTGAAGAAGAATAATCCATATACTTACTATTTAAATCAGAAGCTAATGAACCTAAAACATCATCAGGTAAAAATTCCGCAAGGTTTGCATAATGCTCATCACCTCCTTCAGGTGATGCTGCTTTTGGATCTAAATTAATATCAACTGAACCATCTTCATTTTCTTGAACCTCAACTGGTTCAGATAATTGTTCTTGTAATGTTACTTCTTCTTCTACCTGTTCTTGAATCTCTTCTTCACCAGGTATATTAAATTCTTTTCTTACTTCGTTCGGAAGTGCTTTGTCTATATCCGCCATTTATTTTTTCTCCAGATTGTTTGACTGTTTTAACAGTATTATACTTAATATTCAAGCCCTGAGGCATGGGTCCTGATTTAGGGGGTAGTAAGTGTGTCTTTGGATATTTAGTCATTATAAGGTTTCTTAATTAATTTTTTAACGTCAATTAAACCTATTAATCCACTCATAGGATCTTTAACAAGTTGGTCTGTTCCACCTGGAATTCTTATATTAGATGCTCTTTTGACATCAGCACCTTTTACTTTTGATTTAACTAAATCTATAATACCTTGAACCTTAGATTGAGTAGGTCCAAATGCAGCTCTTTTAGATGGATCCATTTTTTTATATTCTTGTTTTTCTCCAGATATACCAGCAAATGTTTTTGCTCTATCTACACCTTTTAATTTAAATTCACTAGTGTTTGGATTAACTACAAAATATCCAAGGGTTACTTTTAAATTTTTATTTTCTTTTCCTAATTTTTCATTTGATATTATTGATTGTTTTCTTGCCTTTGCATTTTGAGCTTCTAATAAGTATTTATAATTTTTTGGTTTTTCATCAATTAATCTTTTTTGTTCTTTTGCAATTTTTATAGCTTTTTTATCATAACCTTCTGCAGCTCTATTAACTTTTGCTTTTAATGGCCCAGTGTCTTGTGTTGAAGTTAGATAACTTTTAAGTTTAGGTGCGAAGTGTGAGAAGTTATTTATTTTATCCATTGATATAGAAGAAGCTTGAGCTGATTTATTAAACTGAGACATTTTTAAATTTTGGGTACCTCTAGTTTTTTTAGGATCGGATTTTTTGCCGTAACGTGGATATTTTATTAAATTTGGATTTTCTCTTTCATATTTGTCTAAAGTTTTTTTTCCAATAATTTTTCCCTTATAAAAATCTGATTTACTATAATCAGAATATTTAGGATCTTTTAATATTGCTAAAACTTGATTTAATGTTTTTGGATTAAATTGATTCTTACCCGATGGATTATAATTACCACCTTTTTTACCTGGAGATCCTTTATCAAAATTAACTCTCCCACCATCTGCATATCTATCTAGTTCAGCATCATACTGTTCTATTTTTTCAGTAACCATTTCACCGGTCTCACCAAACAATGGCATAACCGTATCATAATAATCTGACGCAGATATTTCTTTATTGTCGAATGCTTTTCTTGCAGTTTGTCCAACTAAATTAGTATAAGTTTTTGGTGATAAAGTATTAACGGCTGCTTTAGTATTTAAAGAATTTAAACTTTTAAGATATTGTTTTGGTTTAGGTTTAGGAACAATTGGTTGTCCTTCTTCTAGGAAATAAGACGCAATGTCTTTGGCCATATTAACCTCTAGCTTCTGATAAAACTTGAGCTAAGAATTCTCTAAATGAAATTGGTTCTATTCCTTGTTCCAACATTTCAAAAACATATTTTTTATATTCATCCATTGCTGAATCATCACTAGCCATTTTAATTGATGGAGCACCTCTTTTACCAAATCTATCTTGAATTTGCATTTCTAAATATTCCATCTCTTCTTCATCTAATAATTCTAAAGGCTTACCAAATAAATCCATAGACATATCATTTTTATCAGCCATTGGATCTGGAGCTGATGCCATTTTAGTTGCTTTAAGACTCTGGATCCCTGAAGCCTGGTCCTCTGAACCCATTGCATAGTTAGCACGCATCATGCCTCCGGCTGCTTCACCTTTTCTCATTGAGTCTGCCATGTCAGCCATGCCATCTGAAAAATCATCCATAGCCATTTTGTAAACTACAGACTGCAGTCTAGGAGTCATATCAAAATAGTCATAACCCATATCATCTGCTATTTGTTCTGCGATGCTTTGAATTTTGTCTTTGTCCATAATTACTAATAATACACTTTTGGTTTGTGTTGTAAAGGCTCATCTTTATAATCATCTGGATGATGAATTAGACCTCCTTGTCTAAATCTCATTACTGCTTGAGTCATAGAATCCACAAGATCATCATGATCTCCATAAGGAAAAGCAGCACACTCTTCAATTACTTCTTGTGCAAACTCCATTTCACATGGTGCATATATCTTACCACTTTCAAATAATGGAGAAACTGAATTAACTCTTGTGTGTTTATCATTACCTTTACTTGGCGTAAAATTAATTACTGGTATTCCCATTTTTCTAAGTTCATAAGTAAGTGGGAGCCCTGAAGCTTTGCCCTCAATGATTACGGTTTCCGGGTTCCAGTAGCCATATTGTTCCATTGCAATACGTCTTAGTTCTGGAAACTCATATCTACCCTTCAATGCATCCAGGAGCATTAAACAAGGACCACTATCTTCTGTTGGGTGAAATACACCCCAAGTGGTAATTGCAGAATAGTCAGCAGTTTCTTTTTTCATAAATGCTGTATCGTAAGATTGTATGACATGTTCTAAAGCTGGTAAGTCTCCTTCCCAATCTTGCCACCATTCACGTTTGATTAATGCACCTTCATCTCCAGTTGGATTTTGCATATACTGTGCATTCCATTTTGATAATGGAATAGATGCTTTAACTGATTCTAAATCTTTTAGATTCCAATATTCCGGCCACAGGGGTTTATCAGAAGGTAGGATTGCAGGAAATTCTATGACTTCCCATTGATCCGCTTTGTTTTCTTTTTGTGCTTTAATTAATCTTCCTGTTAAATCTTTTTCATTCCATCTTGTCATTACAATAATAATTGTTCCACCAGGTTGGAGACGTTGACGTGGACCAGATGTATACCATTCATAAGTCCTATCCAATGCTTGAGCATTCATTGCATCTTGTTCAGTGTGTGGATCGTCAATAATTAAAAGATCAGCACCACGACCAGTAATCGCAGAACCAACACCGGCAGCATAATATTCTCCACCTTGTTCTGTTTCCCATTTACCAGCGGCCTGGGAATCAGGATTTAATCTAGTTTCAAATATTTCTTTGTACTCAGGTGTATCCATTAAAGCTTTTGCTTTACGACCAAACCTTACAGATAATTCAGTTGTATTAGTTGATTGAATAATTTTTAATTTAGGATTTCTACCTACCATCCAAGCAGGTAATAAGTAACTAGCAAATTCAGATTTAGTGTGTCTAGGCGCCATATTAATAATAACACGTTTTGTTTTACCTTGAGCAATTTGATTAAATTTTTCTGCAACTTCTTTATGGTGCTTGCCTTCTATAAAATCTGGCCATACATGTTTAACAAAAGCCATAAAGTCATTTTTAACATCAGCTTGTTTTTTCTTATCTTTCCATTTAGCCATATAAATAGCTAATTGTCTTTTTACATCAGGTGGTAATTTCTCAAACTTTTTTAACTTCTCTATATCCATAGTGCATTCGAAAAAAATTTTTTAAAAAATTTTTTGATATGTGTTTTAAAAAGGATAACTATTTTACGGTTATAAATATCTAAATCCTTGTTTAAATACGTATCGTAGGGACCCCTTTTTATTTATACCTTAATTCATTATTTAAAAAATTGCAAATTTTG